AAATGAGCCAAGCACTGCAGCTGACTTGAATGAAACTTCATTAGAAAATGCGATGATTGATATATCACAGTTTCTTGATGAAAGAGGACTTAAAGTAAACGTACAAGCAAGAAAACTTATTATTCCACCACAACTACAGTTTGTAGCTGAGAGAGTTTTAAAAACTCCAGGAAGAGTAGGTACTTCTGATAATGATATTAACGCACTAAGCAACATGGGCATGCTCCCAGAAGGCTATGTGGTAAATCATTACTTGACAGATACTGATGCATTCTTCATCAAAACAGATGCACCTAACGGGTTAAAACACTTCGTTAGATCTCCTATGTCAACAGGCATGGAAGGTGATTTTGAAACTGGAAACGTTAGATACAAAGCAAGAGAGAGATACTCTTTCGGGTTTAGTGACTGGCGTGGAATCTACGGATCTCCAGGAGCATAATTCGTTTTTCGAATTTTAAGGGAGCTTCGGCTCCCTTTCTTTTTTATACAATACAGTATATCATTTAATTCTAGGATAAATTAACTTGTTTTACCAACTGACCTAGCAGACAAGCCAAGATGGTAAAACTTATTTCCTAAGGAGGAAATTATGGCAAAATCGACATTCTCAGGTCCAGTAAAATCTTTAGCTGGATTTATATCAGCAGGTAATGCTAACGTAGTCAGCTTAACAGCAGACACATCACTTACAGTAGATGCACACGCAGGTAAAATACTTACATGTAATGATGCAGACGGTAAGTTTACATTACCGAGTATAGTAGCTACCGATCCAGGTGATAATACTGATCCTAACCAGTTAAATAACTTAGGGGCTTCTTTCTTCTTTGTAGTAGAAACAGCAGCAACAGATATGGATATTTTAACAGACGGCACTGATAAGTTCGTTGGTGGTGTTTATACTGGTAAAGATGACTCTACAGGTAAAACATTTGTCTCAGGGGCATCTAACGATGTAATTACTATGAATGGTTCTACTAAAGGCGGACTAGCTGGTAGTATTGTAAAAGTAACTGCTATGGCTTCAGCTAAATATGCAGTAGAAGGTATTATACTAGGCTCAGGAACTATAGTAACACCATTCGCAGACGCATAGGAGTAAATTATGGCAGACGCAGTAACCTCAACTACTATTGTAGATGATGATAGAAAAGCTATTATACAGCTAACTAACACATCAGACGGAACAGGTGAGTCAGCCGTAACTAAGATTGATGTAAGTGCTTTAGCAGCAAGAAAAGGCGATGGTGCAACTTGTACTGGATGCAAACTAGCTAAAATCACTTACTCAACCTTTGGTATGAGTGTAAAACTACTTTGGGACGCTACAACCGACACTATATGTTGGGATTTAAATTCTGACTATAGTGACGATATTGATTTTTCAGAGTTTGGTGGTTTACAAAACACAGCAGCAGCAAGTGGTAAAACTGGTGATATAAAACTTACTACCACTGGTCATGCTAGTGGCGACTCCTACGTTATAGTAATAACAGTAGTAAAAGAGTATTAGTAATGGCTACTTCAGGTAGTAAAACTTTTTCTCTTAATATATCTGACACTATTGAAGAGGCATTTGAATTAGCTGGCATTGAACTTAGAACTGGGTATGATGCAGAAACAGCTAGACGGTCAATGAATATTATGTTCGCTGATTGGTCTAATAGAGGTGTGAATATCTGGACTATTGATGAAGTTACAACTAATTTAACTTCAGGTACTTCAAGCTATACCCTTAATTCTTTTGATATTGATATAGTGTCAGCTGTTATACAACAGACTGACGGCAACTCAAACACAACAGACCTTAGTATTCAACGTATAGGTAGAACAGAATATTTACAAATACCAGATAAAACAAGCACAGGCAGACCAACACAATTATTTTTAGACAGACAAACTACTCCTGTAGTAAAATTGTGGCCAGTTCCTGATGATGCATTCACATATAAACTAATAGCTAATACTATACAACGTATTGATGACGTAACAGCATCTAATCAAGATCCAGAAGTTCCATCAAGATTCATACCTTGTATGGTAAGTGGGTTGGCTTATTATATGGCTATGAAAAAGAATCCAGAAAGAGTAGGGCTATTAAAACAACAATATGAACAAGACTTTAAATTAGCTGCAGATGAAGATCGTAACAGAGCTTCTTTAAAATTAGTGCCTTCAAGGAGTTCTTATTAATGGCATACGCTTCAGGTAAACATTCATTAGCTAGATGTGACAGGTGTGGTTTTGTAGAAAAATATCTTGATTTAAAACAAGAGTGGAACGGGCTGAAAGTTTGTCATGAATGTTTTGAACCTAAACACCCTCAGTTAGACCCAAGACCATATAGAACAGACCCAGAGGCATTACGTGATCCAAGACCTACAGAACCAGCACCTACTATTAGTTTAGGCAAAATTATAGTTTCTAATCCTAAAGATAGTAACGGTGTAAGTTCTCCTATAATGTTCGCTAAAAACAGTAACACTATCGGAACACAGTTTGACGGTTTCAAAGCTACAACTAGTCTTGGTAGTATAAATATAGTAACATAATTTTATGAGCTGGACAAAAGCAACACTTACTACCGCAATACAAGACTACATTGAAAGCACAGAAAGCAGTTTGGTAACTAATATCCCTAACTTTATAAAAAGCACAGAGGAAAGAATCTTAAAATCTGTACAGTTGGATGTTTTTAGAAAAAACGTTACAGGCACAGCATCGAGTAATAATTCATACTTAGCTATGCCAAATGATTTTTTAGCACCTTTTAGTTTAGCTGTTATAGATAGTAGTAGTAATTACAATTATTTAAAATTAAAACACGTTTCTTTTATACGTGATTTCCAACCAGCAGAAGCAACTACAGGTGTACCTAAGTACTATGCAGAGTTTGATGAAACACGATTTATTTTAGCACCATCACCAAACAGCAGTTTTACATTTGAACTACACTATTTTTACAGACCAGCTTCCCTTACAGCTGGAGCCGACAGTGGTACAACTTGGTTATCTACTAATGCTATGAATGCTATGTTGTACGGTAGTTTAGTAGAAGCCTGTACGTATTTAAAAATGTTTGAAAGTATTCCTGTGTATGAACAAAAATATCAAGAAGCTATAGCTATGTTGAAAAATTTAGGTGAGGGTAAAGATACTAGAGATCAGTACAGGTATGACGAAATAAGAAGACAGCCTCAAGCATGATAGAAGTAGATACAGAAGTAGCTTTAGGTAATATAGAAGTAGCCACAACTAACCACAGTGGACAAACACCTGAGTTTTGGGCTAAACGTTGTACTGAACGTATCTGTGGAATATCAGAAAATGCTGCTCCTCATATACGACAACAAGCAGAAGCATATAAACTAGCTATTTACGAACAAGTACTATATCATATTAAGCAAGCAATGAACAGTCATGTAGTTACTTTGAACGGTAAGTTAACTAAACAAGGTCACGAAAACATGGCTAAAATTTTGAAGGAGCTATAATGGCAATTGATTCAACTTTAACAACAAGTTTTAAAAAAGAACTTTTAGAAGCACATCATAATTTTAAAGCATCTGGTGGTAACTCTTTTAAATTAGCGTTATACACTAGTTCGGCATCAATAGGTGCTGCAACTACAGCGTATACTACTTCTAATGAAGTGAGTGGAACTAACTACACAGCAGGAGGTGCAGCTCTTACTAATGTAGCTCCAACCTCAAGTGGCACGACTGGTTTCACTGATTTTAACGATTTAACATTCAGTACAGCTACAGTTACAGCTAGAGGCTGTATGATTTATAATGACACCCAATCAGGCGATCCATCAGTAGCTTGTATAGATTTTGGTGGCGATAAAACATCTACAGCAGGGGATTTTACAATAGTTTTTCCCGCAGCAGCAGCAAGTACAGCTATTATAAGAATAGCTTAACGTATGGCTGGATGGGGTCGTTCTACATGGGGTAACGGTCCATGGGGGCAACCCGCAGCAACATTAGTAGATGTAACAGGACAATCAGCTACAAGTGCATTAGGCACTATCTCTGTCGTAGCGAAAGCAAATGTAACCCCATCTTCTCAAGTTGGTACTTCAGCGGTAGGAGTGCCTACACTTCAATGTGAAGCAAACATAACACCTACAGGACAATCAGCTACAAGTGCATTAGGTACATCTTCAGTAGTAGCTAAAGCAAACGTAACTCTTTCATCTCAAATAGGAACTAGTGCATTAGGCACTATATCAACAGTTGCTAAAGCAAACGTAACGCCAAGTACATTAGTTGCTACGAGTGCTATAGGTGGCGTAGGTGTAAATGGCCAAGCTGTCGCTAATGCTACAAGTGCTGTAGCTACGCTCGGTAGTGTGATTGTAGATGTAGACGGAGAAGCCAACGTAGTTATAACTGGTTTATCAGCAACTTCAGCCATAGGATCAGTTACTGTTCACCATAATGAAATATTTAATATTGACGGTGTAGGTTGTACGAGTAGCATCGGTTCGATCACAACAGTAGCAAAGGCAAATGTAATTTTAGTTGGTGTATCTGGTACAGGAAGCGTAGGAACTATATTACTTTGGTCAGCTATAGAACCAGAGCAGGATCCATCTTGGAGTGATATCAATACAACTAACACACCTAGCTGGACTTCAATAGATACTACTAATAATCCAGACTGGGAACAAGTAGCTTAACTTTTATGAAAAAACAACTTATAATAAATTTGATCGGAGACAAACATGGCAACTTATGTAAATGATTTAAGGTTAAAAGAGATAGCTACAGGTGATGAGTCAGGAACTTGGGGAACAAGCACTAATACCAATTTAGAACTTATTGCTGAAGCATTTAGTTTTGGTACAGAAGCTATAACTACAAATGCAGATACACATACAACCACAATAGCAGACGGTTCTACTGATCCAGGTAGATCTATTTATTTAAAATATACAGGTACGCTTGATTCAGCTTGTACTATTACTATTGGTCCTAATACAGTATCAAAACTTTGGTTTATAGAAAACGGAACATCAGGTTCACAAAACATAATTATTTCGCAAGGTAGTGGTGCTAATGTAACTATACCTGCTGGAGATACTAAAGCAGTATATTCAGACGGGGCTGGTTCTGGTGCGGCAGTTGTTGACGCTTTTGCTAATTTAAAAGTTACCGATGCAGCACAAACTAATATAACTAGTGTTGGAACTCTTACAGGTTTAACTGTAAACGGTAACCTTTCAGTAGATGGTGGAACAATCAAACTTGATGGTAATTATCCAACTGGTACAAATAATGTAGCTTTAGGTAATACTGCTTTAGATAGTATAACTTCTGGAGATAGCAATGTAGCTATAGGTACAAATGCTCTGACAGCTTTGACCGAAGGAACTGAAAGTGTTGCTGTAGGTGCTTTATCATTAGCAACAGTAACAACAGATAATTTTAATACTGGTGTAGGTTATGCAACTTTAAATGCAAATACGACAGGAACTTCAGGAACTGCAATAGGTAGAAAAGCACTAACTCTTAATACAACTGGAGACGACAACACAGCAGTTGGCTCAGGTTCGTTAGCAGCAAACACTACAGCTTCAAACAATACGGCAGTTGGTAGTAGTGCTTTATTAGCAAATACTACAGGCGATGAAAATACAGCAATAGGTAGATTAGCATTAGTTGATAATACAACAGGAGCAGATAATACTGCTTTAGGTTATCAAGCTATGACTTCTAATACCACAGCTAGTAATAATGTTTCAATAGGTAGAAAATCTATGTTG